GAGAGCAACAGATGTAGCATTAAAATTCAACAGAAGTGCCAGTACAGGCAACGATCATTTGCAAGTGAAATTTACTTAATGTTTTTAGATTATTATGATATAATACTTTTAATAGGATAATAATTTTAATCAGGAGTATTATATTATGGATATGTCTTACCTGAAAAAACCAGATAAAGGTGTTTGGTTTGTTTTTCAAAAAGATGTTAAAGTTAAAATAAAGTCAGTTCGACCATTTGAAACACGAGAATTTACAAAAGTAAATACATTTGAAGAAGTGCAGGAAGGTATTACATTTACTAGAGTAGATAGTGACAAAACGGCACTTGATATTAGATGTGCTACGATAGTAGATTGGGAAAATTTAAAGGAAGGTAAGAAGGATTTTCCTTGTAATCAAGAAAACAGGAGATTTCTTCTTGAAAATTGGAATGATTTTCTTTTATTTGTGATTGAAAAATCAACCATTATAGAAAAAGGTTACGTTGAGCATGAAAAAATACTTGAAAAAAACTCCTGAAGTGGGCTAAATTAAAAATTAGTTCACATATTTCAGGATGTAGTGCTTGTAAATTAAAAGAAGTAAAAATACCTGGCTGGAAGCCTGATTGTAAACAGTGCGAAGTGAGGAATATAATATTATTACCTGAAAACTATAATACATGGGAGATGTATTGCATAGTAAGTGGTCAAGTTAATGAATCGGGACAGTTAAAATATGAATCTTTTCCATTTGTTTTTGATTTATTCTTAACAGATTATTGCAATGAAGAAAAAAAACGAATATTTAATTTAATATGCAAAATACATCAAGTAAGATTAAGTAAAGGTAAGTAAGAAATGCCCGAAGAAGTCGGAATCACTATTAAAGTAACTGAAGACGGTACACTTTTAATTGAAAAAACCGGTGAAGATTTTGAAGAAGTTGGAAAGCAAGCAAAAAAATCCAACGAAACCACTCAAAAAGCGTTTAAAAAAACCAATGATGTTTTGGATAAATCCAATAAAAAAACCAAAAACTTAATATCGTCAATGATATCATTTAAGAGTATAATTGCGTCTGTTGCCGGTGCTGCCGGTTTAGGGCTACTTATACGTGGTTTTTCAAAAGCATTACAAGTTTCCAATCAATTTGAAAATGCATTATTGGGACTTAGTTCTGTAACTAAATCATTAAATCTGGATGTAAATACTGCAACTAAAGCAGCTCAAGACCTTGCTAGTGATGGTTTAATAACTGTTGCTGAAGCTTCTAATTCATTAAAAAACCTATTACTCAGGGGTTTTGGTTTGGATCAAGCTATTACAATAATGGAAAGATTTAAAGATATTGGAGCGTTTACTAGGCAAGGGCAACTACAACTGGGTGAAGCGATTGTGGGTGCTACTCAGGGACTAAAAAATCAATTATCTATTTTAGTTGATAATATAGGTTTAACTAAAAACATATCACAAATATGGAAAGAATATGCTAAAAATATCGATATTGGTGTTGGTAGTTTAACTAAGGCTCAAAAAGTACAAGGTGAATATATTGGCATATTAAGAGAAACTAATCCATTTGTCGGTGATGCAGCTAAATTATCAAGTAGATTTTCTGGTGCAGTGTCTAGGTTAAATGCTTCAATTAAATTATTAAATAAAAGTGTAGGTGATCAATTAAAGCCTGAAATGCAAAAATTAACATCTACTTTAAATAATAATGTTATTAGTTTAACTGGATGGATAAATAAAAGTAACGCTGTTGGAAAATCAGCAACAGTTATCGGTAGTACATTTAAAATATTAAGCGATATTTTATTCGTAACTGAAAGTTCTACTATTAGAGCTGCTAATGCTATGGATCAATTAGGTCAACAAATAACAGACACAGCATTTAAAATGTTAGGATTAGGTAGGGAAATGATTTCTATTACTACTTTTTCTGAAAACATATCCAAAATTATATTTGATTTTCCTGGTTTTGTGGAAGAATCTGTAATTAAAGATCTGGAAATTGTTAATTTCCTGCTTAAAAAAAATGAAAAAGCCTTACAGCGAACATTCATTAGTCCTCGTATTTTACTTGGCGAAGAAAGTCCCCTCGCAAAACAACCCGAAAAAGAAGCTCCAGTAATACCTATTAATGCTAAAACAGCAAAAATACGTCAAAGAATAGCACTTGAAACTGCCAATATTATTGCTGGTTTTGAAACGGACTTAACTAATAAACTAAAAATTCAATCTCAGATTAAATTAGCACTTTTTAAACAAACAGAAAAAGATCAAACCGCAATAGCATTGTTCGAAAATCAATTAAAATTAAAAGACGCTATTGCTATTGCAGAACAGAGAATAATTGCAGAAGAGCAAGGCATTGAACAAGAATTAAAGGGAAGAAAAATAGTTAACGATGCCAGAATAAAGTTTGAAGAAGAAACGAAAAAAACATCGGACAAAAGACAACAAATAGCACTTGAAACTGTCAATATTTTATCGAACACCGAGACCGATCTAGCTAATAGATTAAATATCCAACTTCAAGTTAAATTAGCACTTTTTAAACAAACAGAAACAGATCAAACAGCAATAGCATTATTTGAAAGTCAGTTAAGAATACAAAATGCTATTGAAATTGCAGAACAAGAAACTTTAATAAGGAACGCAAGTAACGAACAAGCTATAAAAGGACAACAGATTGTAGATGCAGCAAGGCGTAAATTTGTAAAACAAACAACTGACGCTGTTATTGCAGGTTTAAAGCAGGAAGAAAAAGGAGCAAGAATAGTTGCTCAAGCTAAAATTGATTTTGATAAACAACAAGCTGATGATAAAATAACTCAAACCCAAAGAGTCTCGTCAACATTATCTTTCTTAGCTAATTCAGCATTAGCACAAAACAAAAAAACTTTTATCATTAGTAAGGCTGCCAATATCGCAATTGCTACAATGAATACGTTTACAGCAGCTACGGAAGCATTAAAAATACCGGGCATAGGATTCGCTGCTGCTGCTGCAGTTAAGGTAGCAGGATTAGCTAACGTTGCTAAAATAGCATCTACTAGTTTTGGTGGGACAATAACAAGTGGTACTGGTAATGTAAACACTGTCAGTTCACCTACTACAAGTAATGCATCGGCTACTACAAACTTTCAAGATATTACAAACACTGAAACAAGGAAACAAGAAGTAAATATTTTTATCGATGGAGTATTACTTGAAAGTAAACGTCCAGAACTAGCTAGACTGATAGATCCATTTTTAAAGGAAGCACAAAAGGATGTAGCATAATGAGTTTACCGCAAATATTATATGAAAATATTTATTCTACAGGAACAATAACTGTTACAAGTACCGATTCTAGTATTGAATTTGATAAAGATAATATTTTTGATTGGAGAACCTACACTTTATGGAAAGCTTCTAGTTCAGCTAATCAATCCATAACTGTAGATAATGGATCGGCTAGAACTGTTAATATTTTAGCTATTATGAGTCATAATTTATTTACAGCCGGTTCCACGATATCGGTTGAGAGTTCCAGTGATAATTTTTCGGGTGATACTACTAGTGTCTTGTCTGGGTTTACTGTAACTACAAATAGGGTTATATTGAAAGATTTAGGCTCGCCAGCATCTAAAAGGTATTGGCGAGTGAATTTCAATTCAAACTCAACTGCTACTTTTGCGGGTATAATCGCCCTGGGAGATAAGTTGGAATTTCCTTTTCCGCTCAGTAATAATAATAATTTCGATCCATTGGCTCATACAATTAAATCGGAAAGTTTAAGATCACAGACCGGTAATCATTTAGGTTCATCTTCCAGTTTTAAAGAATTAACACTCACTCCAACATGGGAGTTTTTAAGTCAATCATTTGTTGATGGTGGTTTAGCGACATTTTACGATACACATGCTTCAGAATTAACACCTTTTTTTTGGTCATGGGATTTAAGTAACCGTTCTACTGAAGTTTTTTTAGTGGCTTTACCTCCTAATTTCAGTAGAAATTTTCCTTTTGCGGGTACTACCAGAAATATTTCTTTTACATTTAAAGGGATTCTTGAACTATGATTAATTTAGGTAATACTATAGCTAAATGGAAATTATCCGATCCTATTGGTAGTTCTCAATTAGATTCTTCTTTTAATAGTCATAATTTAATAGAAGTCGGTACGGCTGCCTTTTCCCTTACGACAGATTCTTTTGGTAAAACAGGTAAGGCTTTAACTTTTGACGGTGTAGACCAATACATAACACACATTGATAACGTTAAATTTTCTGTAACCGGAGATCTTACAATATTTGGCAGATTTAAATTTACAACCGCTGGAACTAAAAAAAATATACTATCCAAATGGATAGTAACAGGTCAACAATCATATCTCGTATTTATTGAATCAACCAATAAGTTGGTTTTTTTGGTTAGTAATGACGGTACAGCATTTACAGCTATAACAGGAGGTACAACGTTAGTTATCGATACCTGGTATTCGTTCATAGCTGTTCATGTTAATGGATCTCAGTTGGAATTATATTTAAATGATGTTTCTGATGCCGCTCCTGTGGCACATACTACTGGTATATTTGATAGTACAGCTGACTTTAGGTTGGGGTCTGAAAGTACTCCACCGGTTTTCTTCTACGAAGGTGATTTAAGTAACATCCTTCTTATGGATCAAATTTTAACACCAACTGAACGAACTCAATTATTTAATTCCAGAACAGACTTTCAAACTTTATATGAACAAACTATTAAAAATATAAATAAAACTCCTACAACCTTGATATCGATAGATATTACAGAAGTCACTGACCTACAAACAGCTACAACTTATTTATTTAGCGAAAAAGATAAACCACTACACATTGAAAACCCGACAACTGCTAAACCTTATTTAATATCTGATTTTAATTTAGGACAAGAAATAAAAGAAACTGTCACTGTTGTAAACAGGTTAAGTGTTATTTTAGCTGATGACTTCAATGCTGATGACTCTACTTTTTGGAGAGTATGGAAGGCTAATAACCCTTTTTATTTAAATAGAAGATTGTCTGTTAAAAAAGGTTTTTCCGGGTTTAATGAAAACGAATATAAAACTATATTTACTGGATTAATTCAAAATATGATCTTTAAAAATAATGGGACTATTGAATTTGTCGTTAAAAATCTCCTTACTATCGGAGATCAATTAGTACCTAACGATACAGATGGGAAATTATCAGCAAGTTTACCACCTTCCGGTAATGTGTCTCTGGAAAATACAACTGACATGGATCAATACGAACCATCTGGTTATGTTAAAATTAATAATGAATTAATTAATTATTCATCTAAAAGTGGTACAACACTAATTGTTAGTGCTGCTGGTCGTGGTAAATTCAACCCCGATGGTTGGGATAATGCAACTACACATGATTTAGGTGAAGTCGTACATCAAGTAACTGTGTTTGAAGATTTAAACCCTATTGATATAGTAGAGACTTTACTTGAAACGGCAGGATTAGATATAACCCCAGGTGTTGGTGATCTTGATAATGGAACTTTTGGAAGTTTTAATACTGTAAGAGACGATTGGTTTAATGGTATTAAAGTTCGAGGGGTTTTGGATAAATCATTGAAAATTACACAATATTTAAAGGAACTCAGGGAGAGTGGTTTATTTTCAATTTTCCAAAACGAATCACAACAACTTGCTATATCCTATTTAGCACCACCTTCTTTGTCAGTGGAACCAGTAACAATAACCGATGCTAATAATATTGTTTTCAACTCTAGTGTTATCAATGATAAGATGGATCTTCAATTAACGAGAGTTACTCTATCATATAATTTACTAGGCAGTAAGTCAGGTCAAGATCCTTTTGATTATACGCATAAAACTAAATTTATAGACGTAACCAGGGAAAATAATTATCTACAGCAAAAATCCAAAGAAATAAATTCCAGATGGATCAGGACAGATTTAGGTGGAGATGCTTATGCGCTCAGGATAATTAAAAATTATATTAGAATTTTTGGAGATGGAAGAAAAACTTTAAGTTTCAGTCTAGAAACTAAATATGCTTTACTTCAGGTGGGTGATCTATTCTTCCTCACTACTTCACAAATTCAAAATAGTACAGGCACACCAATATCTGATCAATTGTTTTATGTATTTAAAAAACAACAGTCAAGCAATAACTTATGGCAATACGAAGCTTACGATTCTACCTTAACACTACCTATTGGATATATTTCACCATCTGATCATCCTGACTTCACCAGTGCTTCTGTAGCGCAAAAGAAATATGCTTTCATAGGTGTACCAGAACCAACCGATACAGGAGATATTAGTAGTGGGTCAGCTATTGTTCAAAATTTAACTGATACTTCTATATTTTTCATAAGTCAATTGGTTACCGGTATCGGTGTACCTTTTAATACTAAAATATTAAGTATTGATTCAGGTACGCAAATTACGTTAACCGATAACGCTACTACAACAACTATTGGTATTACTTTGACATTTTACGCCAAACTAACAACAATGTCTGATAATTCAGATGGATTTTATCTTTTTTAAGGAATTACATAATGGGTGAAGGTGATTTTTCTAGCAGTAACCAACTAACTACATCTGAAGTAGATGCCGATAGTCCAATAACTGAAACTCTTACGACTAAATATAAAGAGCGAGATAATGAGATTATAGAGCTTGCATTAAAAGCTAAATTTTTTGGTGGTACTGGCATTGATGGCCCTATTACAATTTCAGCCAATACAACATTGGATGCATTATTGGATTCATTTAGCATAACTGATGGCGTTATTCGTTGTACAACCTTTACTCTTAATGCCGGAATTACTTTAAGTGTTGGAAGAATTCAATTGGCTGGAGATATTACTAGTGCATCATTAGTAGTTGATGGTATTTCTGATACTTCAGATTTATCAGTAGATCAAAGAATGAGCGTATCAGCCGATGTGGTAGACGGTAATTATATCGATATAATTAATTCCGGGGTTCAAATAACCATGAAGAATTCTACCGCAACTGCAACAGGCACTAGAACTTTTACTTTTTTCAAACAACAACAATTAATTATTCTTGCTTCCAGTAATATCCTGATTAATGGTACAATAGCGTGTGACGGTGCCGGACATCAAGGAGCATTAAGAGGTTTCGGTGATGATACTAATGGTTTAAATGGTACTGCTGGTGATTTTGGCGGTGGTTCCGGTGCTGGTGAAAGTAGTGGTAGTACTGGTGGTGCTGGTGCTACTGGTTTTGAATATAATAGCGGTGGTGGTGCTGGAGCTGTGTCTGGCGGTAATGGTGGTTCTGTGGATAGTTTTGCCGGGTTTTTAGTTAATTCAGATATTGCAGATTCGATAGGTGGTGCAAGTGGCGGTGCTGGTGGTAATAGTGGTACTGATAGTAGTGTTAATTACGGTGGTAACGGTGGTGGATTTGTTTTTTTTGAATCTCCAGTTATTAATATAACCTCTACTGGTATTGTTACTGCTGTTGGTTTAATTGGTGGTAGTGGTTCTGCACCTGGTGGTTCTGACGGTTCAGCCGGTGGTGGTGGTGGTGGTGTTATTATTTTAAGGGCTGGTAATTTAATAGAACTAGGTAGTGTTACTGCTGCTGGTGGTGCTGGTCAGCCTGGTGGTGGCGGTAGTGGCGGTGCTGGTACGATTATTAGAGAGGTAGTTGCTAGATGAGTCATGAATCGCCTTGTGAACATAGTAAAAGTACCAGGGAAATGTTAAATAAAATGGATAGCGATATAAAGGATAGTTTTAAAGATTTTCAGCATCAATTAAACAATATTCATGATAAATTTATAAATAGACCTCCTGTATGGGCAACTGTATTAATAAGTGTATTAAGTGCAATTACTTCCGGTATGATGACATTGTTATTAAAATAACTCTTGACAGTGGGATAAACATATGATATCATATATTTATAGTTACTTAATTTACTTAGTTTACTTAAGAGTGTATTCCCTCCAATACTCTCTATCTTAGTCTCGAAAAAGAGCCGATAATTTAAATTATCGGCTCTTTTTTTTATCCTCAATTGTTTATCAAATAATACTTGATTAAAATATCCTGCAATGTTAATATTGTAATAGTGATCATTGAGCTATTCACTCCATGAATAAACTCATATTCTTCACCTTATAATAAAATTAGCCAACCCTTTAAAAGGTTGGCTAATTTTATTTCATCTAAACCGATATATGATTATTAAAAATAAGGGGTAGGAATGACTAAATACATTTTCATTACAGGTGGTGTTGTCTCATCACTAGGGAAAGGCATTGTAGCAGCCTCGATTGGTAATTTACTTGAATACAGAGGGTTTAACGTTGATTTCTTGAAATTTGATCCCTATATTAATTACGATCCAGGTACTATGAATCCATATCAACATGGTGAGGTATTCGTTACTATAGACGGAGCAGAAACAGATCTTGACCTTGGACATTACGAACGTTTTACCTCTAAAATCACAACTAAATATAATAATTATACGGCTGGTAAAATTTACTCAAATGTAATACGAAAAGAACGAAATGGTGAATATGAGGGGGCTACAGTTCAAATTATCCCTCACATTACTAACGAAATAAAATCACATATTGAGCAATTTAAAGATAAAACAGATGTTGTTATTGTGGAAATTGGGGGAACGGTTGGTGATATTGAATCTTTACCGTTTTTAGAGGCAATTAGACAATTTAAGAGAGATGTTGGTCGTAAAAATGTAATATTTATACATTTAGCTCTAATACCTTTCTTAAATACTGCTGATGAGTTTAAGACCAAACCGATACAGCATAGCGTTATTAAACTTAGAGAGCTTGGAATACAACCTGATATTTTAATTTGCAGGTCAAATGTTGAATTACCTGATAAAATTAAGAAAAAAATTGAATTATTTTGTGATGTTGATCTTGAATTTATAATAAGTAATTATGATATCGAGTCGATATATGAAGTACCTATACAGTTGCAGAATAAAAAACTGGATACAATCATTATAAAAAAACTCGGCCTTAAATTGAAAAAACTTGAAAACCAGGAATGGGTTGATTTGATTGAAAAACAAAAAAAAATCAATAATAGCTCCACATATGTAACTATTGGAATTATAGGTAAATATCTTTGTAAGGATGCGTATATGAGTTTGAATGAGGCTATAGTTCATGCTGGAATTGAATTAAATGTAAACATTAAACTTGATTACATAGATTCATCAGAAAATACCGACAAAACAATAAATATTTGTAAAACACTTGATGCTATTATTGTACCTGGCGGATTTGGAAAAAGAGGGATAGAGGCCAAGTTAAAAGCTATTAAAATTGCTAGACTAAACAAGATACCTTTCCTTGGTATTTGTCTTGGTATGCAATTAGCTATTATCGAATTTTGCAGGAATAAAATATACTTACCCAGTGTTGATAGTGAAGAATTTAATCAGTCATGTGAAAATACTGTCATTGAAATAATTGAAAAAGACATGGAACGCCCTGAACTTGGGGGAACATTAAGAGTGGGTAGTAGTTATTATTGTAAATTAAAAGATACATATCTAGCCAAGAGATACTATAAAGAATCCTTAATAGAAGAAAGGCATCGCCACAGGTTTGAATTTAATATTGATTACAGAATCATATTAGAAGATAACGGAATGATCATTACCGGTGAAAGTTTAAATTCAAAATCAGTAGATATAGTGGAACTTAAAGATCATCCATTTTTTATGGGTGTTCAATTTCATCCTGAATTTAACAGTAAATTCACAAAACCACATCCTTTATTTATCGGACTTATTAAAGCAGCCATTACGTATAAGGAGAAATAATTATGGAAAATTTTTTAACTAAAATAATTGAAATTCAAAAAAAAATAGGTAAAAATTACTGTGTAGGTATTTTTACAGATCCAGAATTGAAGCAAATTACATTGCAAATTAAACGTTATCATAATTACGTACCGTACGGAATTGAAAATACGTGGAGTTTTGATTATTTAATTAATACTGAAAATCTCAATTTAGAAGTTAATCTTTTTATACAAAAAGCTAAATATACAATTGACAACACAATCAATAGTACAGGACCTAATAAAATATGATTTATAATTACAAGACAAAACCATATAATCATCAAAAAGAAGTTTTTGAACTATCGAGAGATGAAACAGTTTATGCTTTATTTATGGAAATGGGAACCGGTAAGAGTAAAGTTATTATTGATACTATTGCTTATAATTATCTGAAACGTAATATTTTTATTGCTATTTTTTTTGCTCCAATCGTTGTACATACTAATTGGTTGAGAAATGAAATTCCTGCCCATTTACCTGATAATATAAAGTGGGATGCTTTCTTATGGGAAGGTAAAAAAACAAAAAAAGCTAAAAAGGAATTTGATTATGTTATGAATTTACGGAATAAATTAACATTTTTAATTATCAATATCGATGCTTTATCAACTGATAGAGGTAAAAACGCTGTAATAGGATGGATAAATCACACTATTGATAATATAGTTATAATAGATGAATCAAGTAGAATTAAAACACCCAATTCAAGAAGAACTAAAAATATTTTAAAAATAAGTAAACAAGCATATTTCAAAAGGATATTAACCGGCACACCAATTACAAATAATCAACTGGATTTATTTTCTCAATTTGCTTTCCTTGGTCTTAATATTATAGGTGAAAAAACTTTCTGGAATTTTCAAAATAAATATGCAAAATGGGAAACACAAACTAACTGGAAAACTAAAAGAGAATACAGGACACTTATAGGGTTTAGTAATACTAGAAAATTAATTGAAAAAATAAAACCATACACTTATTATTGTAAAAAAAGCGAATGCCTGGATTTACCAGATAAAATATATGAAAGAATTTTAATTGAATTTACACCTAAACAACAAAAACTTTACGAACAAATAAAGAGAGATGCATTACTTGAAATTACAGGTAATAATGGAAATTCCAATGTTTCAATAATCACACCTAATGTATTATCGAAATTAATTAGATTAAGACAAGTAACTGGCGGTTTCCTTCCTAAAACTTTTATAGATGAAAATGCTATACCCGGTGAATATATAGATATTTGTGATGGTAAAAACCCAAGATTAAAAGCATTAATTGAATTATGCCAGGATGTGGATGGTAAAATTTTAATATGGAGCGTATTCAGGCCTGAAATTAAAGCCATAAGTGATGCTTTGAAAGAAGAATTTGGTAAAAATTCAGTAGTTGAGTATCATGGCGGTATAAATAGGGTTGACCGTATAAATGCCGTTAATTCCATACAATGTAACGATACTGTAAGGTTCTTTATCGGACAACCTCAGAGCGGAGGTATTGGCCTTACATTAACAGGTGCTAATACTGTTATTTATTATAGTAATTCATTTAATTCTGAGGATAGATGGCAATCAGAAGATCGTGCTCATAGGATAGGTCAAACCAAAAATGTTACTTATTTTGATTTCGAGGTTGAAGGTACTACAGATACTCAAATAATTCATGCTTTAATTGATAAAAAAGATATTGCAACATCAATAGTTAAAGGATTACGAGATGAAAACAAATGAAGTAATAAATCAAATCATTAATGATTGCAATAATAGTATCGTAGATGTTAATTCTTACAGTAACGAGAAGTTGTGTGATATTTATTTAGACGATGAACGGGATGATTCTAAAAATAATTGTCTGGAATGTCCAGTATATTTTGTGACCGGCGATGTTGAATGTCTTTTAAACGTTGATATTAGAAATTTCATTAAACATAGAGATAAAGAACATAATTCACAAGATAAAAAAGAACCATGCGATAAATGCAAAGAATTAAAGAAAAAAGAAGGTGTGTTTTATAGGGAAGTACTTCGGAAGTATAATAAAAATACAGGATCAATTCAAAATTTTTTCAATAAAAGAAATAATATTTTAATTAAAAAAAATATTACGGATCTGGAATTAATATTGAGCGGTACCGGTTCATTAACCGATACTGGTGCTGGTTTATTAACTGGTGTTGGTTTAAGGAAAAACATTTATCATAATCATTTATGTTGTTATTTTGGGGATTGGGTATCAGGTTATTGCTTAAATTGCCCCATAAAAATAAAAACAAACATCAAATATTGTCACAACGCCCCTTTACATGAACTAGTGAAACATTTAGATTTTAAAAGCAAAGATAATAAGGAGGGGGTTGAATATGGAATGACGCATCCCGGTTGTAAAATTTGCAATACTGCAATTGAAAAACAAATAGTTTTTTTAAAAAATTTCCTAACTAAACAAGAAAAAAAGGAAGTTCAAGATGAAAATAAATAAAACTGTGAAAATAAAAGCCATCAAAGGAAGTATTAAAAAATGGAAACATATTTTATTTAACAATAGTATTGATTATGGTACTAATAATTGTCCGCTTTATCATCGTTTTTTAAATAAAAAAACGATAAACGCATGTAAGTTATGTCCTGTTTATAAAGTAACTGGATTGAATTATTGTTGTGGCTCACCTTACCAAAAGTGGTCTAATCACCAATCAATTATACATAATAAATTTTTTCCTCCATTTGAAATATTTGATACAACTAAACCTCAAGCCGCTACGCTTAGTAGATATGGTAGATCAGGAATGCAACTGCTCTATCAGCGTGTTCCTGGAACAACTAGTTGTTTAAAATGTACAGAAACGGCACGTCAAGAGTTATTTTTCCTGCAAAACTTAATTACATGTAAAACAAGAAGAAGGAAGTTTAAAAAATAACTCTTGATTACGACACCGTTGTAAGATATAATTAAATTATAAGATCAAAGAGGAGTAGTAATTGAAAAATAACAAGAAAAGTAATTTTAGCTATGCGTGTCGTAAATTTTAACATAAAGGAATAATAATTAAACGGAGGTATCAAGATGGGATTAGAGATAAGTTTAATGACTGGTAAAATTATTTGTGATGATTGTGATACTGAAGAGGAATATAAATTCGAAGCAAAAGAATCTATTCCGGTCGATAGTATGATTCATAACATTTTATTAAACTTACCTTCGGGTTGGGATATTGATCCAGATCAAGACTATAACGTACTATGTCCTGAGCATTTTGCGGAATTAGAAGAAGAAGGAGATTTAGAAAGAAAAGCAAGACATAAAACATCTATAAAGTTTTTTTAATAGGCAATCAATGTTAAATGAAAGGTATTAATATGGAAATAATTAATTTTATAACGCCTGAAACTGTTAAAAAAGACCTTAACAATACAAGACAAGTATCGGAAATTCAAAAAGTAATCAATAATTTAATATCCAAAAATAAAAAAGTACAAAAATTAGAAGAGGAGCTAAAAGAAGCTAAAGAAAAGCTGAAAGAAATATCAGAAGAAGATTTACCGGCTTTATTTTCGGAACACGATATTGAGTCGTGGCAAATCAAAAATGGACCATTAGTTAAACTGGAAACAAAATATACTTTTTCATTACCTTCTGTAATTACAAAACCAAAAAAAAGGGCTAAAGCTTTAAATTGGATTGAAAATAATATAGAATCTGATATTATTAAACGTACAATATCTATCGAATACGGCATTGATGAAGCTTCCAGGAAAGAAGCGAATAAATTAATTGCAAATTTAACTAAAAATGGCTGTTCGTTCAATGATAAACCTAATGTAAATCCTCAAACATTAAAAAAATGCTTGATAGAGAAACTGGAAAAAGGTGACGATGTTCCAATGGAATTATTTAACGGATATGAAATTAATCAAGTTATTATAAAATAAATTCTAAAGAGGTATATTATGAAGCTTAATTTAAGGGAAATAATATCTATTCAAACCGGTAAGTTATTTACTAGAAACGGTATGGACGATATTTATAAAATATATAATAAATTATATGATACGTCATTTATGACTCATGAATTACCTTATATTTGCAAACAAACACAACCGTTATTAAATGAAAAATTCCCACAATTTAATCTTGAGTGTAAATCTAATTCAACTAAAAATTTAAAAACAAGTTTATGTAAATTAGGTAAATTACTTAAAGTTCTTTATTTTAATGATTCATCTGAATGTGAAATTGAAGCACAAATGGATAGTTTCTTTAAATCGTTAATTTCTTATTATGGTAATACGTTTATATTTGAAATAGAAGAAGAACTAAAGAAACTATCCACTGAAAGTAGTAAAAGTGATGCCTGGAATTCAATTAAAGATAAAGCTGTAATAATTACTACACAATAAAGGAGAAGTAATGTCAAAAGATGAAAACGAAGTAATGGTAAAAGAAAATAATAAAGTAAATCTCTTTGAAGGGTTTGAAGAATTTACAGAGTTTGAAAATGCAGGATTTGAGGGAGTAGATCAGGAATGTCTTCAAGTTCCAATGATAAAATTACTTCAAAAGTTATCACCGGAACTGGATGATAATCCTGCTTTAAGTGCGGGTATGTTTTATAATAATGTAACAGGTGAATCTAGTAATACTATTACAGTTATTCCTTGTTATTTTAAGAGGGAATTTTTAGAGTGGGTGCCTAAAGATAATGGTGGTGGATTGGTTGGTACTTATCAAATAAATGATGCTATAATAAATGACATAACCAGAAATGAAAAAGGTAATGATATGCTTCCGAATGGTAATAAGTTAGTGGATACTAGATCTCATTATATTTTAATTGTGTCAGATTCAGGAGAATTTAGTTTTGCTGTTATTAACTTTTCCGTTACATCTACTAAAATCAGTAAGAATTGGCTTGCCGGTATGAAAATGATAAAATGGGATAAACCTGGTGGGGGTAAATTCACACCTCCAACTTTCGCCTATAAATACAATTTAACAGTAGGTGAAGAGAGTAATTCGAAAGGAAAGTGGTTTCAAACTAAAATAGAGAGAACTACAAGAGTAGATAGTAAAGAAATTATAACAGCTGCTAAATCTTATTACCAAACTATAAAAAATGATGTAGTTAAAATTGTTCAAGAAAAATCTATTAATGATGATACCACTAACAATACTGACAATAGAAGTTCAGATATGCCTTTTGATTAATTAGTTAACATAAAGATTTATTTAGTTGTATTACATATAAAGAGTATCCTTACTTTAAAGATGCTCCTTATATGTTTAAGGAAATATAATGTCTAAATCATGGGATGATTTAAAAAATGAAATAAAACGAATGATAAAATGGCAAGATTTTTATAGAGATGTCAAGAATATAAAAACCTCTACGGCGGATTGGATGAAAGGCAATTGCCCTTTACATAACGATACGACAGCATCATTCACTTTTCATTCAAAACATTTAGGATGGATGTGCCACGCAGGATGTGGTCAGGGTGATATTTTTGATTTTTTAGAAAAAAAAGATGGATTAGATTTTAAAGCAGCTATTAATATGCTCGCTGACACATATCATTTAGAAAAACCCAATAATAACCCTACCCCAGAAATACCCGAACTACTTATCGAAAAATACACAGAAGCCTTATTAAGAACAAACCATATCAAGACCATATTAACAGAACAACGAGGACTTTCAATTGACACTATTAAAGCATTTGGATTAGGATGGAGTTCTAAAAGAAAAAGAATTACTATACCTATAAGAGACGACAAAGGTAAGTTAGTAAACATAAGATACTATTTACCGAATGCAGGTAAAAAAGACATTAAAATTCAAAGTCATACTATTGAGGTAAATGATAAAAAAATAGGTTACGGCAATATGCGTCTATATGGTGTTGATAAATTAATTATTTACAAAGGTAGTCAAGTTATTATTTGTGAAGGTGAACTGGATCGTATACTTTTAGAACAATATGGTTTTATGGCTGTAACTGGTACGGCAGGTTGTAATGGTTTTAATCGGGAATGGACTCAATACTTTAAAAATAAAGATGTTATTCTTTTATTTGATTGTGATCAAGCAGGAATGAGGGCTATTAATCAAACGATAATCCCTAAATTTAAAAATACTGAAATTAAATCAATTAGAAATGTAAAATTACCATTAAACGGTACTAAGGATGAAAAAGATATCACTGACTATTTCATTAAAGCACAATTCGGTAAGGAACATTTAATTAATTTAATTAATACTACAAAAACACATAATTATATAAAGAAAATAAAACAAGAAGAAATAATAAAACTGGATTCATTCATTGAAATAGAACAAGATATATATAAAAATAAAAAAGTAGAATGCGATATTGTAATTGACGGAGAAACTGAAGAATCATTCCACGCTGTAACTGAATTTAAAGTAATTTATTGCAAATTGCTTGACCAAGACAAATGCTCCGATTGTATGGAAAACATACAAATACCTTTAGGTAGTGAGGAATTTATATATAGTTGCATGTCTGATGATTCCAAAGTTCTAGGCAGGCTTAGGGATTATTGTTGTAGATATGGGCAAAAGCCTACTATTGAGAAATTAAAATCCCGGACAATTAAAGAATTCTTTTGTCATCAAGTTATAAATAGAATAACCGAACGTTCTGACGACGACACTTCACAAACAACTAATGGTAAGGTAGAAGAATTTCTGGAAAAGAAAGTATATTATATTTCACATGAACGACCCAAGGTTGGTATCTATAAAGCTATAGGGTGGGTTAAAACTCATCCGAAAACACAAGCCATAACTTTCCTAATAGAAACTCTAACGCCACAGGAGGACGATTATCAGGCGTTTAGAGTTGATGATAATATTGAATTGTTGAATGAAATTAAAAAATATCCTGGCAGTAAAATGGTTAAGGATTTAACTAACCATGTTACTGGTATTTACGAGAGAGATGAATTGATTTATGCCTGCTTATTAACGTATTTTTCACCGTTATGGTTTATTTTTAACAGTGAAAAAACTAGAGGATGGATCAATACAGCCATTATAGGAGACGTTGGAACCGGTAAAACTCAAACCTTTACCCGGATAGCTGATTTCATTAATGTTGGTGATGTTATTAGTGGTCTTACAAGTAGTAGAACTGGCGCTCTTTATGCTATAACTAACAGTCCAACTAAAGGTTGGAAGATAACTATCGGAAGATATCCAGCTAATGATGGGAAATTATTACTTATCGATGAGGCGCAACATTTCGATCCCGAAGAGATGAAGCAAATAGGTAAGGCAATGGATGAAGGGTGTCTCCACGTTAGTCGAGTTGTTGATCAGGTTTACGATACACGTACCAGATTATTATTAATATGTAATCCTGTTAAGCAACGAAATATGGACGGTTACGCTTTTGGATGCACTGTTTTGCCTGAATTATTTAATTCAGCATTCATCAGGCGATTAGATTTGGCTATTATTGTTAATTCTAATGATATTGAGAGTGATAAATATATTAATCAATTAAAGCCTAACAAGAAAGAACAAAAGATAACAGCTGAAATGTTAAGAGCTTTGGTTTATTGGGCATGGAATTTAAAAATAAAACAAATTAACTTTACAGACCAAGCAACTAATTTATGTTTAACTAAGGCAGAGGAACTTAGTGAAATTTATTCATATGCTAGTGATGTACCTTTGGTATTAAAGGCTGATTATCGAAAAAACATTGCAAGACTTGCTGTAGGGTTTGCAGTAATGAATATTAATACTCAGGACTTTAATGAATTAATAATAACAGAAGAACATATTATTATGGCTGTAGAGTTCGTTAAAATTATCTATTCTAATAGTAATTGCCAGTTAGATGAATATAGTGATATTCAAAAAATGTCTGAACAACTTAAGGATTATAATAATATAGAGTCTATTTTTATAAACAAAAAATCAAAAGATAATGACTCTTTGTTTTTTTCTGTAATAATATCTCTATTAAAAACACAGGATTGTATAAAGCGTAATGTATTACAAGAACAAGTAGATTGTAGTGATTGGGATTTAAGAGGTGTTTTGAGTGTACTTAAAAAATTCAATTTAATTAATAGTTCCAGGAATGGCTTGATTCGGACCAGTAAGTTTACTAAATTTATTAAAATATTTAAAATTGAAAATTCCGAGTTTTGGAAGAAAGAATTAGAAAAATACTACAATAATAATGTTGTTATTGAAGAGAACATGCCTTTTTAGTACTTTAAAAACATCCTAGAGAGTTTGTAATTGATTAATAATAATACATATTTTACTTTAATGAAAATAAATATATCATCATTTTTTACGTTATTAAATTTCCAACTAATTGATTTTAAAGGAAACAGTATTTTAATTTTCTGTACTTACTATACACGAGTAGTGTAAGTTGTTGATTTAATTACATATCTATATATCCCCTCACGGATAAATGAAAAAGTGCCCTGCCCCTATAATTTAACGGAGTTGCTACTATTTAACATAAACGTCGCAAGTATGACTTTTTTTAGGGGCACCCGCTTTGAGCGTTTATCTGTGAGGATTTAGGGTTTTAGTTTATGGTTTTCTTTTATTATCAACAAGTTAAGTCCCTCATTTAACGCCACAAGAACAAATATACTAAAACATATGTTTCTTTTAAAATCAATTAGTTGTAGTGCTTTATGTAGCACTAAGGGAACAAAAAGATCCTAGAGAGTAAAGTAAGTTATTGAAAATAAAGTAAATAAGTAATTATCAATAGAAAGTTATGTAAGTTTCTATTGTACACATTATAATGCAAGGTATACACGGATGAACTTAAATAATATTTGTAACGATCCTATTATAGTTAATAGTAAACACATAAGCAAGTTAATGAAGGAAGCTCAAGATGAAATTAATATATATTACAAAATAGGTGATATGGTAAGATTAGAGAAATTTAAGCAATGGCCTGGAGCAGAGAAAAAACTTGCCGATAAAATGGAGAAAGCAATTAATGATAATAATAATTACATTAATGCTATTAATGAGTGGAAGGAATTTTGGCTTAAAAGTACTCAAGCTATGAGAAAAGAAGATTTGATACAAAAAAAAACAATAGATATTACAATAAGGGACTTACTTGAGTCCAATCAGTGCTTACAAATATTATGGAAAGGTCACACTGTTAATATTGCTCCTTCGGTTGAGATGAGAAAAAAAATGACCAAGACAGGTGAATCATGGTTTACTATAGAAGAGGTTTTGATCTTTAAAAATAAAACAATAAATGAAGATCAGCTTGAAAAACTCATAACAATAAAAGAACAATTTAACGGATGTATTAAAGAAAATGAAAATATCGAAAAAATAAAAGTCAAAGCTAAAGAGAGATTGCTATATAAACACAATATAGACTCTACAGTAGAGGAAAAAGTAAATAACATAAAATCACAAGCAATTGAATTAGGATGGCCTGAGGAGCAATTAACGTCTATTCAGGGATATTTCAAATATCCTCTAAGTGAAGAATATGGGTTAATTTGTCATATAGGAAAAAATGATACTATAGGGACGGTTAATAAAGACTATATTGAGATTATAGGGCCGGCACCCAGAAATATAGTTCATAAATTTTTAAGGAGAACAAGGAAAAATAATTGTTAGAAAATTAACACCAATAGAATGTGAACGTTTACAAACATGGCCTGATGGGTTTACCGAAGGAGTTAGTAATACTCAAAGATATAAAATGATTGGTAATGGTTTTACTAGTGATGTTTTTATTGAATTTTTAAATAAAATGAAAGAAGATATGAAAAATGGTAATTCTTTACGTAATACAGAGAATAAGTAAAAAAGGTAAATTATTGAGCTATAAAAGAAAGTATTTGAAAAATTGGGAATCAATTGATCAGTATTATTTTTCAAATTATATTAATAAAAAGACTCTTTGGGTACATTCTCAATATCAAAGAATAAGTATGAATTGGGATTGTAAATTACCTAATATTAGAAGAAAAATAAATTGTAAAATAAAAAAATTAATAAAGAGGAAATAATTAATGAATCCTGAAAAAAGATTATGGAATTATTTAAAACAAGGTATGGGTAATAAATGGCACGCTCAAAGACATGAGGATGTATCAGCACAAGGTGTGCCAGATGTAAGTTATGGTGTAAATAGTAAGAACGGTTGGATTGAATTGAAAGTAATTAAAGAGTATCCTAAGTGCAATACTACATTAATTAAAATCAGACATTTAACACCTATGCAAAGGAATTGGTTGAAAGCTAGAGGCGAAACGGGTGGCAGTTGTTGTATTTTATTGCAAGTAGAAAAAGATTATTATTTATTTGACTGGACGAAGGTCTGTGAATTAAATAAAGGTATACCTAGGAATAAAATGAAGTACCACGCTATAACTTCTTATAGAAATAAAATCAATTTCAATGATTTATTGTGGTTATTGGCACATATAAATACATGAAAGGGAATTAAGTAATGAAACAAAGACGTACAAGTAAATGTAAATACTGTGGAATAATAATTATGTTTACTATCAGTAAAAACAATACATGGGTTCCAGTAGAACTAATATCACTTGACGGTGGTGACTGGGTGTACGATGGTAAACCTTTGGAATTTTGGCCTGAAATACATTTTATTCATGAGTGTGAAGATGATATTAACGATTTCAATAATATTGATATTTCATACTTGATTACATTGTGATAGTAATGTATAATTAAATTATAAAGTGAATCCTAAAAAATACAAATAATAAAGGGAATATTAAATGAAGAAATACGAATTAACTAAAAATATTAAAACAGTAGGTGATTTAACTCTATATCAAATTAAAGCTTCTAGAAGTTTCAAAAACGTTAAAAAAGGAGACTTGGGCGGTTGGATTGAAAAAGAATACAATTTATCGCACAAAGGCAATTGTTGGGTTTCCGGTGATGCTGAGGTTTGCGGTGATGCTAAGGTTTGCGGTAATGCTTGGGTTTTCGGTGATGCTTGGGTTTCCGGTAATGCTAAGGTTTACGGTGATGCTAAGGTTTCCGGTGATGCTGAGGTTTTCGGTGATGCTGAGGTTTGCGGTAATGCTTGGGTTTTCGGTGATGCTGAGGTTTGCGGTAATGCTTGGGTTTCCGGTGATGCTTGGGTTTACGGTGATGCTAAGGTTTACGGTGATGCTAAGGTTTACGGTAATGCTAAGGTTTTCGATGATGCTGAGGTTTCCGGTGATGCTAAGGTTTCCGGTGATGCTTGGGTTTCCGGTAATGCTAAGGTTTACGGTGATGCTAAGGTTTCCGGTAATGCTTGGGTTTTCGGTGATGCTAAGGTTTACGGTGATGCTAAGGTTTGCGGTGATGCTAAGGTTTACGGTGATGCTGAGGTTTCCGGTGATTAAAACTATAAGGAATAAAATAAAAGGATAATAAATGTCAGAAATATGGTACCAAATATCTATAGGTAATATTAAATGGGAAACGGTAAATATAAGGGAAATAGTAATAATGCGGTCTACAAGACATTTTTTAATATATGAGAATGGTTCTAGAGAGGCTAAAATTAACGGATTGAATAGATATTTTCAAACTAAAGTTGAAGCAAAAAATTATATAATTAAAACATTGAAAGTAAAAATAAATAATAGAAAAAAAGATATCAAGGATATGTCAATACAATTAGAGAATTTAAAACTGTCTATTAAGTAAGGTGCGGTATGGCAATAAAGTGTAATAAGTGTGGTCAAAAAACATATGTACTGGAAAGTATTTATACTATAATTTCATGGCATTGTTATTTTTGCGGTAAATATAAATATGTGGGTACTGGTAGTTTATTTGACTATAGAAAATTAAATGAAAAACCCGGAAGAAATAAAAATAATGAAGCAATTAAAGATGATAAATACTATACTTTAGCAGAGATAGCCTTATATTATGGTTATGAGACCAAGCAGATATTGTATTTAACAAATAGAAGATCAGGTATACAACTAAAAACTATAATAATAGAACACCCGACAATTGAAAACAAAAGAGTCAAGGGCGTTCAAGGTGGGAATTGGAAGAGGTTTTGGAAGAAATATAAATTAGAACAAAAAAATAAATAATACCCTATATATGTATATATAATCATTTTACTATATATGGTAAAATATATTCTTAAACTAATTGATAGTATACCACACTTATAGGATAAAATAAAGGTATTGAAATTGTAAAAATATACCTTTTATAACTCATTGATTTAAAAGGATATATTATGATGATTAATTTATTTAAAAGGAGGAACGAAAATGGACATGAAGAACATGACGTCAAAACAGGCAACATTTTATAGTATTGCCTTGTGGAACTGGATGGAAAAAACAGGAAGTAAATATAAGGATGATTAGATAGGTTGGGAAAAAAACAGAGGATTATTTAATATTAATGAACCTTTTTGCTTTTTATGTTATTGTAAAGGAATGTTTCCTGCTTATTCATGTCCATTAGACGATTGTATGGGGTATAAAAATGGCCTTTTTAAGATTTGGTCAAGATCTGAAAATATTTTAGAAAGAAAATTACATGCCGGTAATTTAAAAAGAAAACTAATAGAAGCATATGAAGCCATGCCTAGTGATTATGTATTTATTGACAAGGTTTCTTTGAAATTAAAATTTAATAGTATACGGTTTGGTGAGGGTATATATTTGGATTATTAAATTCGGAAAGGAAACACTATGTTTACATTTAAAGGCGGTAATGAGGTTGATGTTGATAAAATAGAGGGCATTAGTAAAATATTTAACGAACTTAAAATAACAACCAATGGAAAAAGAAATATATATTATTATCATATTTTTTTAACTTCTGGTCAAAAAATGGAAATAACAATCATGGATTTTAATTCTAAAAGTAAAGTTATGATGTATTTTAAAGAAACAAAAACCAGATTACATAAAGAATGGAATAAAGCTAAAACTAAAAATGGGTGGTGGTAATGGGATCAAGTAAAGATATGGCTATCGTGACACTTGAACGTCATGATGGAGATAAAATTAAAGCATTAAAGAGTGTAAGTAAAGGTATCAAGACAAACTTGACAGTTCTTTTATTGTTAATTGCAGGAATATATCATTGCTCAACCAATGAGGGTGGTATTATTATTACTTTAATATTATCCATGATGTTTCTTTTTGATATTTGTATTTTTTCAGCTCAAATATTTATACAAGATGAATTGAAGAAATTAAAATCAAAGGAGTAGATGTGAAATTTAATCGGAACGACTATTAGTAATTTAATGATAGGTATTGTCAACACAATAATACCTGCTTGATGAGTAAAGTAAAATTAGTAAGGAATAAAATATAATGACAAATAGAATTAAAATAGAAAAATATCCTAATTTATACTGGGAAATAGAAAAAATAGAAAAACACACAATGCTTATGTGTTTGTATTTTAAAATTAAAACAGGCACATTATCTGTTGATATAATGTGCATTGAATATGATAGTAAAAAGAAAACCTGTGATGTTACTATAATGTTTAAGGAAATAAGTTGTTTCCATATTAATATTACACCTTCTGATATAATGTCAAATTATATAGAATTAGTTGTGAAATATGTAAAAGAAGCAATATTAGAAGTTAATGAAAAATAACTCTTGATTACGGTATTATTGTAAGGTATAATTAAATTATAAAGTAAAGGAAGAAGGGCGAAATTGTTCTATTATTGGTAAAAACAATATTATACCGAAATAGCGAAAGTAGGAAAAAATGAAAATATATAAACTGGTCGATAAAGATTATAAAACTCATAATAAGACACAATGGGAAATTGGGAAAACAAATAGTTTACCTGCGGTCAAGAATCCCCAACTTTGTTCTAAAGATGTATTGCACGGATATACCCATAAAAACCTGGCATTATTATTAAACTCGATACATGCAAATATTGCCGAGGTCAAGATATTGGAATGTGAAGGAGAAGTAGTAGTACAGGATTGGGGAAAAGTTGGATGCTTTAAATTGACTCCAATATCTGAAGTTAATGTTCCGCTCTGGTTTACTATGGAAGATAGAAAGCAAAAGATTTATATTCGCTTTGCAATTCTATGTGCAGAGAAAGTTTTGTATTTATTTGAAGAGGAATGCCCTGAAGACAAAAGACCTAGAGAAGCAATTAATGTTGCTAAAAACTATCTAGAGACGAAGGCAGCAGGGGCAGTAGAGGCAGAGGCAGCATGGGCAGTATGGGCAGCAGCAGCGGCAGCAGAGGCAGCAGGGGCAGCAAGGACAGCA